AACACCGCCATGTATAAAGAATACTTTTCTTTTATCATCTTTATTATTAATTAAATTATATAATATCTCGCCGTGTTTCTCTACCAACTGGTAAAGACATAAAGTATTACCCCTATTTCGTAAGCAAAGATTGCTGATGAAATTATTCCTACTTTGTGATCCGACAATGTATTCAAGTTCTTCTTGATAAGTTTTGTCATATAATTCTTTACAATTTTCCTTTGTGTGTTTTAAGATTAAACATCTTACAGTTAAATTAGCAACTTGTTTTTTCTCCATCAACTGTTTCGTTGAAGTTACTTTATTCGCAATCCCAAACAGACCTTCAAGCACTAACTTATGCGTTAAAGTACCATCTAGTGTCCCAGTCAGACCTATCCTGTACTTACAATTTGCAAGCTTCGTCATTATGCTGGTGAGAGACTTTGACTTAAATAAGTGAGCCTCATCACCAAACACAGCCCCAAAGTCGGAAAAAAAATTGTTGTTCATATTATATATACTTTGCCAAGTACTCACCACTACCTTTTTACTTGTCATTTTGTCATATTTCGCATAAATCCGGTCAACATACTTTTTTACATTCCACCCATAGTCTTTAAAGTCGCCATACATCTGTTCTACTAGAGAAGTTGTAGGCACTATGATAAGTATTCTATTTCTTTTTTCATCTTTGAGTAAGTGTTCATAGTATCTAACAAGGGCATAAATGATGAATGACTTACCACTTGCAGTAGGACTCACTAATAATGTGCGATTAAATTTTAGTGCTGTATGTACAGCGTCAACTTGATAGTCTCTTGCCTCAAACTTTTGACCTAGATTATTACAAAACTTTTCTACAACAGCTCTATCAGATTTATTAACAACACCGACACCCTTGCCTGTAACTATTGGTATATTTCTTTCTTCACAATATGCCTTAATATATGGGTACAAACCCAGATACATTTCTTTAGTTTTTTGTGAAAATAATCTTATCTTACCATCCCAGACACGATTACGATAGGCAGGCATAAACTTGAAACCAGGAACCTCAAATGTAAAAAATTCAGATAGTTCTCTTTGAACATTAGGTTCTGCATCTATTGTTAAATAGACATCATTCTTTTTTTCAACTATTAAGGTCATACAGCGCCACTAGTAAATCTTCTCCACTCGATTGCGTTTTTAATTGTAAATGATCTATTATTCAGTATTCTTAAAATCTGTTCTAGATAATTTACGATTGCTGATTGATACTCTATTTTGGCCTGTATCTTTTGTATATCTTCATCTGAGTTTATATAGATATGAACATCATTTTTTAATACCTTTAAATCAAATGGTTTTTGTTTATATACTTCAGGATCAGATTTACCTGTATAGTATTCCCACTTTTCTCTTTGTAAAGTTCTTTCTTCCCATTGAGACTTTTTTAGCAACAGGTTAAACTTGTTATAGTATTGTAGGTATTTGTTGTGTAAGATAGGTGTTTTTAAAGATTCAGTATCTAGCTCAGTATCGTCTATTACTAAATCTTTGTCTGCTTGTGCTTGTAATTCTTCTAGAGTCATAATATAATTATATCACCATTTCGGTGGAAAGTCAAGTATTATGTTGTACTTATTTGATTTATTGTATATCCAAGATAATTAAAACTGGCATTACATATGATATAGTCCACATCTGTTCCGCCCACATTGTAATCTAAACCAGAGATACTTGTAGGATAAACATTCTTAAATCTTATCTCAGTTTTTACTATATTCTTACTATTCAATACTGTTAGTGTGGCGTCTGAATAAATACCTTGCTCAGGCACAGGAGCAGTAACCCGATCTTTAGTGGAAGGTTTGGCCTGTGCAGGATTACCAGACGCCAATAGGTCGCCGAACTCATCATGCGATTCTGCGAAACCTAATCGTGATATCCAAGTGTGCAATTCTTTAAAATTATTTAAGTTTTCATCTACCAAAAAGGATAAATTTAGAGGGTCGAAAGTGATCTTATCACCAGGGATAGGATAGTCATACATTGAAGATGGAACAGTTGCAGTACCCAATGATATGCCTGGGATATTAACAGTCTGTACAAAGTATTCTGTTAGTGGTAAATAGTTTATTGTAAATCTAAACTGAGTTTGAGCTGCATAGTCTAGTTTACTAGGTTGTCTTTGAAATCCTGTTATTTGTACTGCCATTACGCTGCCTTATCGTTTACTTTTGCTAAATGTTTCATACCGAGTTCAGCAATTTCTTCTGCTGGTTTAAATTCATCACCTTCATCTTTTAATTCTCTCATATTTACAAAATTTGCATATGTTCTTTTAGTTCTCTTTGTGATAATATGTGCGTTGAGTAAGGTCTTAACTAATACTCTGAATATATTATTTGGTCTTTTCATTTCTTCTCTAACAGTTTCATAGAGATCAAAATGTTTTTGTGTTTCTTTTAACACCCACTCCCAGTCTAGACCAACAGAGGCAAAGATATCTTTTTTCTCTCTAGGGTTTGCAAGATTAAATATGAGTTCTAAAAATAAAGACTCTGCCCAATCTTCAACTTCTTTATGTTCATTATTATTTAGTTGTGGAACAGTACGATCTGCCCATATCTTACCAAACTTATGATGAAAGGCCTCATCAGACATTACTAATTGTAGTAATCTTTTTAATAGAGGATCATTTGTATCTGCATGGGCCATAGAAAATGCACCCATCGCCAAACCCTCTACGAGTAGTTGCATACCTACAATTTTTTTATAAACAACATCTGAAGATACAATGTTATCTAATACTCTACCAAGTGTGTCGCCTACTTTATAAGGCTTGCCCCATCTTTTTTCAATATATTTTGTAAATGCTTGTACATGGCGGGCCTCTTCTCTAGTCTGATTAGCTGCATATTCTTGAGCACCAGGATCTTTGAGTATATGGCACAGACTAGCACTTAGAGATAATGCACCTTGTTCACCATGTAGTATTTGTGATAACACCCAACCAAAAGATTCATTCGCAAGTTTGATCTTTTGTTGTTCTGTAAGTTTTTCAGCAATAGAAGGCACCTGTAATTCTAAACAAAATATTCTAGGATTAACTAGATACTGACTATCCATTGCAAAATCTATATCATAGTTAATATATTTTGAATCATTAGGATCCCAGAAATGCTTATGTGTTTGTGCTATAATTTTATCAAAGGCATCTGATCTGTCGCCATATCTATCCTCTTCCATCATTGGTATAAAATGATTAGATTTAGAGGCATTATAAGCCTTATCTTTTGTAAGACGATTCTTGCCAGAGACCATACTTTGATACCATCTTTTAGTTTTAAAGACAGCATTTTTAGATAAGACTGAGAATAAAAATAAAGTTTCTTTTATATTCATACTATTATTTATAACCGTAAAAAAAAGGGGGATCAAAAGACCCCCCTTAATTTCTTGTTGCAAAGCAACTAACGAGATTACATCAAGTTAGCAACTTGTACCCTTCTGTAATAGAAGTTTTGATTTGCAGCAGCAGGTGCTGTAATATCAATACTACCATCAGCAGATGAGTTAGCAAATGGGTTTTGAACCATTCCGTATCTTGTCTTAAACCCGATTTTTGGTTGGAAAGTATCTTGACCAACTGCTCTCACCATTTGTAGTGGAACATATGGGCAATAGAACAATCCTGCGTCATAAGGTGATGTACCTTTATAACCAACAACATAGTATTGTTTAGCAGCAACATTCGCAGCATATGGATCAACATATACTTTAAATCTACCGTTAAGAACACCAGCAAAAGTATTTGCAGTATCGTCAACATTTAAGTTGTTGTTTAGTGCAGGAGCGTAATCTAAGATACCAGCCATTTGTAAAGCAGAAGCAACATCAGCACTTGTGATGATAATGTTACCTTTTCCTCTACGAGTTTTTTGACCGATTGCGTTTGCATCTCTTTCGAGTTGGAACATTAAACCTTTGAACTTCTCAACAGACCAACGACCATTTGAGTCAGTATCTAAGTCAAAGATACCAGCATTAGTCGTATTTACTTCCGCACCTTTATTAGCAACAACATAAATTGTTCTAACAACTTCACGGTTGATTTCTGCAAGAATTTCAGTTGATAAAATGTTTGCAAGTTCTGTTTCTGCGTCTAGACCGTGGATTGCTTTTAAGTCTTGAGCAAGTTCCATAGTGTACTCTGCTTTTAGAGCTCTAGATTTTGCAGTTACAGTTACTTTGTCGATTGAGAATGCCATTTCAGCAAATGCGTTAGCAGCAGCATCACCTAGTGCCTCAGCCTGTGCAGTTGTTAGTCCTACTCCAGAAGAATAGTTACCTGCAGGTGAGTCGTTTAGTATTGCCGGGTTAGTTGCACCGAATCCAGTACCTGGAGTTTGCAAGTCACCAGCCGCATCATTCGCAGAATGGTCTGTATCAGCTTCGTTAAATAAAGCCTCATCACCAGATTGTGATGTGAATCTTGAACGCATAGCGAAGATAAGTCCAGTTGGACCTGTCATCGGTTGTACGCCACAGATGTCGTAAGCAATCATATTAGGTAGAGCCCTACGAACTAGTGATATAAGAATTGGATCCCAACCAGCATTGACACCACCACCGATATTTCCGCCTGAAATATTGTTAGTAGGCGCAGCCTCCATTAGGTTGTCCTCTTTCATCGCTTTTTCTTGGTTCTCTAATACAACTGTGGTAACAGCTTTTCTATAAGTATCCTTGATTTCTCCTAAATCAGGATGCTCAAGAACTGGCTGCCACTTTTCTTGTAAATTTTCAGTTTGAAACATTGTTTCTCTCCTTTAGTTAATTAACTTCCTAACTATATTTTAATTTTAGTTAGCGTATTAGAAATTGCGGCGGTGTAAGCAGCCATAGCTTCATTACTACCAGTCGTTAGATTGGCGTCACCGACCACGGAATCAACATCTTCTTTCGAAGCAGTTGGTTCACTCTTTGATTTAGGGAAATAAGATTCTTTAATAGTATCTAATTTCTTACTAAAATCTTGTTCGTCTTTAAACTCAATGTTCTCAGCTAACTCTTTTAACTTTTCAGCTTCAGTATCAGCAAGTCCATCGGCAGCTTCAGAAAAGATTTTTTCTTTAGAGAAAGTCGAGTTAGACTTAGAAAGTTCTACATTCTTAGCCATTTCTTCGTTTAGTTTTTTCTCTAATTCTTCTTTTTCTTTTGCCATAGCTTCTAAGACATCAAATTTTTCTTCAGGAACATCAATATAATGTTCTTTGAAAAGATTTTTTAATCCAGAAATGAAATCTTCAGCAATTTCTGAACGGATGCCAGACTCAACTGCCAACTCGTTATCTTTGACCCATTCTTCAACCACATAGTTTAAGTATGAATCAACTTTTTCAACAAGTTCTTCTTTGACAGCAGAGATTTTTTCTTCCATCTCGTCTTCCATTTTTGCCTTCATTTTCTTTTCTTTTTCTGCAAGGCGTGTTTTGACAGCAGTTTCAAAAATAGTCGCAGCCTTTTCTTTAAATTCTTCAGATAAGTCAGCGTCAGCAGAAACTAGAGCCTCAACATCTTTTGATAGATCAATTACTTCTTCAGTTTCAGTATCTTCAGCAACTACATCTTCAGCTTCTGTTTCAACTTCTTCAGACTTAGGTTTATTATCACCTTCCATTTCGCCTGATTCTGCGTCTTTATTGACCTGATCTTCTACCTTTTTAGATTTTTTGCCAGCATTACTCGGTCCTTTTCTTTCATCACTAGGTTTAGTGACGGCAGAACCAAGATCCTCGGCATCGTTTTTTAGTGGAGACGGTTCTGCAGGTACAGCCTTTCTTGTAGGAGCACTTGGATCACCTTTGGAATCTAGCGCTTCTTCAACTGTTTCTGCTTCTACTGCCTCTACTTCTTTAACTTCAGTATCAGACATAGGGTCTCTCCTTAATTGTTTAATTCTAGAATTAAATTGTTACAAACTATTTATAAACTCTAGGATTTAGAGTATGCGTAGTTTACGCAAATTTAAAACTTAGATAAAAAGTCTTTGAAAACCCTCGCTTTTGCTTCAGCGAGTTCAGCTCTACGAGTTTTTTCAATTTCCTCTTTAAATTTCTCAACTTCCATACTTTTCAGTACTCCGTTGTCCCATACCCACTCTTTACCTTCCATAATACCTTCTACGAAAGCGTCAGGAGCAGATGGGTCCGCAACTATATCAGCCGCTGTTGCGAGATAGAAGTCATTGTTTATGACATTTTTGCCATTAACTTGTTTCATTGACCCCATACCTCTTGATGATACACCTAATTGAGCACCTTCGTCAATTAAATTCTTGACGATTTTACCATATGGCGTATCCATGATCTTCGCCTCACCAATGAAATTTCTTCCTTCTGGTTTCAAACTAGTGATCATGTGTGAAACTCTTTCGAGATTCACAGTCGGTCCGTCAGGATGTCCTAACTCACCGAAAGCTCTTTTCTTTTCTACGAATTCTTTATTGTATCTATTAACTTCTTTTGCTAATACAGACACAGGATAAACTCTACCATTACGATTTTTTATATCACCTTGTAGAAATATACCACGAATTTTATAATCTTTGCCACTACCTTTTTCTTCAGTAATAACTTCGATATTTTCAGTAGTTTCTGTAATTAGTTTCATTTATCTTACCTCTACCATGATAGTATAACTATCACCGTTATTAAAATTTCTTGTGCTGAATAAAACATCACCAGCAGGTGAAGTATCAGCAGTTAAAGTTGCATTATTAGGTATCTCATTACCATCGGCTCTGAAATCAAAGAAACCAGAACCAGATAAAACAACCGCAGTCGCATTAGCAGCAGAAGTACCACTACCAGCAAATATAATTTCAACAGCCCCCTTTGGGTCTTGAGTGTTTATAGACCAGTACAACTTAGATATTTTCTTAGTTGCATCCTCGGTCATATAAGTTAATGCCGAAGCATCCATTTTAGTAACCAAAGTCTCACCACTACCATCAGATATATTGGTAAACTTCATTGTGGTTTTTTGACCACTTACATCAGCAATAGTTTGACTCGTTACCGTATCAGCCATAATATTATTCTTCTAACTTAGTTTCTAACTCTGCTATTAATATTTCTAGTTCTTCTTTTTTTGCTCTAAGTTTTGCCAAATCTTCACCATCAATTTTGCCGTTTTTATTCATATCAATTTTTTTCTGCTTATCAGAAAGTTCTTCTTTCTTTTTCATCATCTTATCAAAGTCCGAAGCTTCATCTTTTTTCTTCATCATATCTTTTTTAGGCATCATTTCTTCCATGCCTTTTTTCTTCATCATGTCTT